AAGTATTACGAATTCTAAATTATTTATTTAAATTATTTATTTTTTAATGAGTTAATTATAATTTTTTATTATTTATGAACCATAATCCTTGCAAAAACGAATCTGATAAATCATCTTTTTTTTTATGACCATTAAAATAAGTAATATGTTCATTAAATCTAAAATCTAATGTTAAAACTCCTAAACATTTTGCTATTCCTAATTTTTTTCGATCGGTGTATGTTTGTTTATCTATATCATTGCAATCTTTCAGCTTATTGGATGCTGATATAAATTCTATGTGTTCAACATTTAAATTTGACATTATAAAATATTGTACAATCATTCCCTGAATAGTTTTCATTCTTATTGCCAATGGTCCTATTTGGTTTTCTATAATAACATAATTTATTTTTCCCTCGTCTTTAAATATCTCATTAAATTTATTCTTTAAATTTAAACCGATATTAAACAAATCTACATCGACTGCTTTTTTGCTTTCAATTGGTTCAAAGTAAGTTTTATAAATATGTTCATTGATTAAATTAGCTAAATCTACTTTTTTTACTTTGGGGTGATATTTTATATTATGACTATCTGCTATTTCATATAGCTTAGCAATTTTCAATTTATTAATTGTCGATGGCTTATTTTCTGGTTTTGGTATTTGATATTGTTGTTTTTTCGAGTGTTTTAGACAAAAGCACGAGTTGTCTTTTTTAAACTTGGCTGGTTTATTACATATTACATTTTTTTCAACAAACCCGCAATGTAAAGTTTCTTCTTCGGCTAAGTTAACAACATCCCATTTTGTCACTGTAAAATGTTCTGCGGCAGTCGACTTATGAAACAAGCAAAATGCCAAATTTTTAATACCAACGTCAATCGATAAAATTTTCATAATATATAATTCTATTAAAACTTATTTATTATGTTTTGTTATTATCTTTAATTTTAGTTCATTTTAACTCCGGGAAGATTAGCCGTATTAATTGACGGAGATACTAATCTAGCATTTAATTGTTGACTAGTTAAATATGGATTTTTTAAGTCAGAATCGCAATAACCAAAACCAGGTCTGCTAGTATCAAATGTTCCCTTAAAAGTATAAGGAACATTGCTTGATGGCGTAGCATTTGTATCATAATGAGGGTCTAACCCTAATGTGTAACAAGCTTCTTGAGTATTATAATTCATAACTTGTAACCCATTGTTTTGAAGAAATTGACGATATTGCCAATTAGATTGAATGCCTTCTTTACGTTGAATTCTCTCGTTAACTACAGCGTCTGGTTGCCATTGTGACCATGTACGTGAGTCAGACATTATTGGAGGGAAATTAAAATCTATATTATTAGAACCACTATAGCACGTGCGCCATGACATTATATAATTTATATTTATAATAAAATTTATTCAGCTCCTAATAATTTAAGTAAATCTGGTTTCTTTAGTTTTTGGGCATCTGAATTATTTGTTAAACCTTTTTCAACGGCAATGCTTCTAAGTTTTGGCAATTGCAACTTTTTATATTCAATATTTTCAGATTGAGATTCTTCTCCTAAATTGATTGAAATTGTTTTTAATTCAGAAGCAATTGACTCTTGTATATCTTCTTTATGTGGTATAACTTTTACTTCATCGTATTTAAGACTTAACATCTCTTCGGTATATTCTTCGCTTATTTCAGGAATCTCGTCAAGTTCATCTAAAATAGCTAAATCATCATCTGGTTCAAAATCTAAATTATTTTCTTCTTTGTAACATGTTATATCATCGTCTTCATTTTTATCTGAAATGTTTAACTTAATTACTTTAATATTTTCTAAATCTTCGTCGTCACTTTCTGAATTACTTTCTTCGTCATCTTGTTCGTCATCTTCGTCCAATTCTGAATCGCTATTATCATTATATTCTGATTCATCATCAGATACTTCAATAAGTGTTTCATTAATTTCTTCATTGTTTTCTGTTTCTAAATTTTGTTGCACAAATAAAAATGGTGTGTTTCGTGGATCAGGTGTTTGTTCGCTTTTAACAGTTGTCATTGCTAAATGATTTAATCCTGCTTTTACGCCATGCATATCTTCTGCGAGTGTTGAAACTAGACTTAACATAGACGCAATTTTATGATTTTGATCCCGCATTTTTGACTCGAAGTAGACAACCACGAGAGCAATAAAAAGCGCAACTATTCCTAAAATAATAAAAAACGATGGATTAAATAAATCTGCTAAGGATGCCATTTTATTACAAAAAGAATATATAAATTAATTTATTAACTAACGAATTAATTTATATTTTAATTATTTGTTTCATCAATAATTTCTTTTGGATAGTTCATCTGTTTCAATACCATAATACCACCTTTAATATCCGAGATTCCATCAGCTAATAGATATTTGTGTATTAATTTATCTCCTTCGTTTTTTGTGACCATTTTATAGTTAGTTATATTTTTGGTTTTTTCTAGTGGTTTACATATTTTTATAAAATGAGTAGTTAACATACAAGTTACATTTTTATGTTTCGTAATATACTTCATAAACGCAGTTGCACTTTGTTCAGCTTCTTCTGGATTTGTCCCCGAATATAATTCGTCAAAAGTACAAAAATGTTCATCTTTCTTATTAGCATCAATCATATCTAAAATTTCTTTACATCTTCTTGCTTCAGCTTGAAATAAACTATCGCGGCCAGATGTGTCAGGAATATTTAAATAACAATGTAAATGCTTAAATGGTTTGACTTTTGCTGAATCGTAAAATCCGCAACCAAATTGCTGTGTCAATAAAATGTTAATTAATGTTGACTTTAAAATGGTTGTTTTTCCTGACGCATTAGGACCTGTAATAATCATATTGTTTTTAAATTTAATAGTGTTGCGAATAGGATTTAAGTTTTTCAAATTTGCGTAATAACTATTTTTAAAAAATGTTTTCTTTGAGTTCTTCGTAAATGTAGCAAAATTTATTTTTCTTTCTACAATATTATCTTGTAGCCCTTTTAAACAATCTATATAGCCATTAAATCCCAGTGAATACATTATAATACCATCGTATAGCGTATCTGTATGTAGCTCATAAAAACATTTAAATACGTAACCTATTTCTTTTATTTTACCAAAATTGAACATGTTATAATCAGTTATAGTTTTAATTTTGTTCTCAAATTGTCTAAGTCTCTCTAAATTTATCTGAATTTCATTATTAAATCTATCATGACTATTTAATTGGAGAGAATATTTTAGATAATTCTCCATTGAATTGATAGTATGATTTATATAAATTCTTATTTCATTAAAATCATTGTGTATTGTTTTCATATTATTATTAAATCTCACACATACCATGAAATTTTGATATATAGAAAATAAATAAAATGCTGCTGAAACTAGAATATAAATTTTTTCTTGACCATTAATTTCATTAAAATTAACAACAAAAAGCTTACCAATCGCATTTTGTCCAGCAACTATTTTAAGTATTTCGATATATTCATTTATTGTTATTTGCAATCCTTTCATTTTTATAAGAAAAAAAGGAATAATTAGTATAATTATAGGAACAAGCAGGGATATAATAGGAGACAGTAAATTATATATACTCATAAATTGTAAAAACCATTCAGATCTATTTAAAAATTCTAATCTCTCCCATTCAATAAAATAATATCTTTCTTTAAATCCTGTATCTATCTTAAGTTCATTCCATATGTCAATAATATTTTTATAATTTGTTGAATAATCTGTATATTTAACACCTAATGGTTTATAATCTTTAAGAAGTATTTGACTATCTTTTATAAATTGAACATCTGTTGTATAGTAGTTAACAATTTGATGGTTTAGTTTTTTTGAAACATCATTATCGTTATCAAAACAAAATGTGTAAATTGGATTACAAGACGCATCTATTGTTTCCACTAATTCTAAATCTTTAACGATATTTTTATTAAGCTCTATCTTATCATCATTGTAATAAATTGGCATTTTAAAATAATCATTGACATAATCAATTATTGAACTCATTATATTTAATAAAAGAAATATAATAACTTAATTTGACGAATATTTTATTAGGTTTATTCTTTTTAACTACTTAATAATTTTTTTAAATCAGCAATACATTTATCAATTGATTTATTGTAATGTTCTTCTCTAGATATATTGCTTTTTTATCGTGCCAATGAAATGAATATTTTGAAAACGAAAATACATGAATATGATTATAAAAATTGGATTTAGGTGTTCTTGAAAGATATATGGTGCCACAATATTTTGGACTATAATCAAGACAACAGCCGCCTCCTGATAATATCCATTTTTTACATAAGTTTTTTACTATATCTTGAATATTGTAACAATTAAAGTATTTATCGATATCTACATCATTTTTAATGGATATACTTTTTGATATCTAGAATAATAGACTGTTGTAGCTTTAAATTTACGAATTTTTCTAGTAATACATTTTTTTGGTTACACCTTCTTTTGATTGATTTATTCATATATTATGTATATATATTTTGATTTAATTCTTTATACATTTTTCAAAAAATCAACGTCGGCAGGAAGTTCTTGGATTTGTGTGTCATAGTGTTCTTCAATTCTCTTTAACTGTTGAATATCTCTACGAGTAATAAAATTAATACCTACACCTTTTCTACCCCATCTACCAGAACGACCGATTCTATGTAAATAAGTGTGAACGCACTTCGGAAGGTCGAAATTAATAACAACACTTACTTGTTGAATATCAATGCCACGTGCGGTAACATTAGATGAAATCATTACTCTTGAAGATCCATTTCTAAAATCATTAAAAGCTTTGTCGCGTTCTGATTTCTCCATCTCACTATGAATTCTGCAAACAGGAAACGAATCTTCGCACATGGCTTCGTATAAATCTTTTACTCGTTTAATGCTATTACAATAAATAATAGTTTGTGACATATTGATAAAAGAATATAAATTTTTTAATGTAACATATTTTTGTCTATCATCTTCAAGAGCAACATAGAATTGTCTAATTCCTTCTAACGTCAGTTGTTCTCTCTTAACTGAAATTCTAATAGGATGTCTCATAATTTTATCAATAATGCCATTAATATCGTCTGGCAGTGTTGCACTGAATAAACATACTTGGACTTCATTGCTCAAATATTGAAAAATATTATAAACTTGTTCTTTAAACCCTGATGACAACATTTCATCTGCTTCATCTAAGATAATTAATTTTATAGATTTTGAGCTAATTCTATCTCTACGCATCATGTCAAAAACGCGCCCAGGACAACCACAAATAATATGCGATACATTTCTACTTGAAAAACTACTGCCTTCTTCAATAGCAGAACCTCCAAAGAGTGTTTTAATTTTCAATCCAGTCATAAATGATGATAAATTAGAAACAACTTTTGCGGTTTGAGTAGAAAGTTCTCTAGTTGGTGATAAGATTAATACTTGAGTTGTTTGTTCGGCAATATTTACTCTTTGAAGTGCTCCGATAGTAAATGTTGCAGTCTTGCCTGTACCAGATTGAGCTTGAGCAATTACGTCTTTTCCCTCGATTACTGGTTTAATAGCCTTACCTTGAATCGGACTTGGCTTTTCAAAACCGTAGGCAAAAATACCTCTTAATAAATTAGGATCTAATTCTAACTCGTCCCAATATTTTATTTCCGTGGGGACATATGTTTCGATTTCTGAATCTTCGTTAGTAGATTCAGTAACAGCATTATCATTTTTTGTTTCCATGATGTAGTATATTATATAAAGTTCTATTTAAGTATATTTTAGAATATTATTATATTTAAAAAAAAATTGATATAAATATAACAGTGTAAATTATAGTACACTACTAATATGACAACCAAAACAATGAGATATTCTTTAGAGCAAATTGAAAACATTATTTTCAATGGATTTAATTATCATATTCCTGAAGAGACTATGGAAACTATTTCTAATCTGGCAATGAAAGTAGGGTCTCCAAACTATGATAAAACTCCGGTATTTAAAAAACGAGAAAATCCAATGAAGGTAGATACTGAATCTGTGCAACCAAAAGATAATGGAAAGAAGCGTCGAGGAAATAAGGGTATGGAAGTTATTAACGATGAGGATTGGGATTCTATTAGAACTTTTCAAACTACAAAGATTGAAGTCAAAACTGGTATCGAAGGTGATTTTGATTCAATTCGGTCGTTTATTAACAAAATGACTGATAAAAATTACATTGATATGCGGAATAAAATTGTTGACGTAATTGATAAAATTGTTTCTGAAAATTCTTGTACAGATTTAACTAATATTGGTACTAATATCTTTGAAGTTGCCTCTTCAAACAGATATTATTCTAAAATTTATGCTGACTTATATAGCGATTTGTCAGAAAAGTATGCGTTTATTAGAGAAAAATATGAAGAAAATTTAAAACAATTTATTGGGTTATTTACTAACATTGAATATGTTGATGCTAATGAAAATTACGATAGATTTTGTGAAATCAATAAGATCAATGAGAAAAGAAAATCTCTTGCTACATTTTATATTAATTTGATGATTAATGGTATTATTTCTAAAAGTGAAATACAGAAAATTACTAGAAATTTGCTTGCTGATGTCTATAGTTTTATTTCAATGGAAAATAAAAAGAATGAAGTCGACGAATTGACAGAAACAATTGCTTTATTATATAGAAAAGATTTATATGAGGATGATGAAGGAGATGATTATGAACAAATTGAAGGTTATACTATTAGTGAAATTATCGAAAAAATCGCAAAGAGTAAAGTTAAGGACTATAAGAGTTTAACAAATAAGACACTTTTCAAGTTTATGGATTTGATTGATATGTAAATCTTTCTAACAGCAAAACTAATTTATAAACTATTATTTTATTTTTTCATTCAAACTTTGTTATCATATATTAATTCTA